CGATGGGAAGCACTCCCTATGGTCGTACTACCGATGGGAAGCACTCCCTATGGTCGTACTACCGATGGGAAGCACTCCCTATGGTCGTACTACCGATGGGAAGCACTCCCAAGATGGGAAATATATCTATCAACAGCAAACCATATGGTGAATTGCCTTTCATAGCAATTGGTTAAATGATAGATAGCATTTATTCGCTTAGCGAATATTGCTACCTTGGCCGAGTGGTTAAGGCGGACGACTTAAGATCGTCTGGACAATGTCCGCGCAGGTTCGATCCCTGCAGGTAGCACTATAATATATTGTTCCCATTGAGGAAAACCACACGCATTACTTTATAAAATTTGATATAAATACGATTTGATTTTTTTATTCAGAAAAATCAAAGACTATTTTATAAAATTTGATATAAATACATATTATTTAATAAGTATTTATATTAATATGACAACCAAGAACGTTTCACCATTACGCTATCCAGGAGGCAAGACTCGTGCTTGTAAAATTTTGGATAAGATAGTTATCGATAATATAAATATTAAAAATATAAATAAAATTATATCGCCATTTTTTGGTGGTGGTTCATTTGAATTCCATATGCAAAATAAATATAATATAGATATAGTTGCGAATGATAAGTTTCATCCATTGTATTGTTTTTGGAATCAATGTAAAATAAACAAAGATGAATTATGTACGAGACTATATAATGAACCTAAAATAAAAAAAGATATATTTACCAATTATAGAAATACTATAATTAATACGACAAATGATATTGATATGGCAGTAAAATATTTTGTTATCAATAGATGCTCATTTAGTGGTGCCACACTATCAGGTGGGTTTTCGGAAGAAGCATCAGTAAAGCGTTTTACGAAATCATCTATAGATAGAGTTAATAATTTAAATTTATCTAACTTTACAATTTCTAATATGGATTTTAGTGATTTTATAGAAAATAATAATGATGGACTAATATTCTTAGACCCACCTTATTATTTGGAGAAACAGTCTAAATTATATGGGAATAATGGGGATATGCACGAAAGTTTTAATCACGAACAATTATATGAAACAATTAAAGATTATGACCAATGGATTATGACTTATAATAATTGTGATTATATAAAAGAATTATATAGTGATTATACTATAATTGATGCTGAATGGTCCTATGGTATGAATAAATCAAAGAAATCATCCGAGATTGTCATTCTGAATTGTTAGATGTGTTCGAATCGCATAGATTTAGTGGTAATCGCTCAGTGCAATCCAATGAATAGTGTGATTTTTCTAATTTCTTTATATCAATTGGTTGACAAGATGCAATAACTGAAATACTACAAAATCCATTTTTATCTTTACTTGAATGAATTTTTGTTCTAATTCTCAACTGTTGTTCTATAATAAATTCAGGAACATTAAAATTACAAATATCATTTCCCAAATGATATAATCCATAATCACTAATTTGAATATATTGACATCCTTTTAGTGAATATAATTTTTTAATAATATCAGATGGAATTGGAATATATACATCGTTCCATTTATCTGTTGATTTTTTTATTTCTTTCCATTCATCATGAGTTATTTTATTATTTATAAATGGTGGGACATCTCCATCGTATATATTAATATCTTTTATTAAATCAGTAAAAATATTCCTGCATTCGGATGGGATTTTACAAGCATTTGAGCCTTCCCATTTTCTATTTTTAAGATTATATTTCAAACTACATTGCATCCAGTCAGGTGTATTATGTTTCTTTGCTTCAATTCCAATATTTTCTTTATTATATATACATTTCAAATCAATACCTGCTGATGAACCACCTAATTTACTTTCATCTATTTGAATAAATCTATTCCCTTTCTTAGATAATAATGAATCTTGATGTGTATCGGGAATAATATGTGTATTTTTAATAACATCATATGTGTTCGGCGCTATTCGAAAAAGGTTTTCGAATATTCGCGAACCAGAAGAGAGCCCGTATATTTGAAAACGGTAAGACCGTTTTCAAATAGCGATGCTCACATATATTATTTTATCATATGCATTACCATTAATAGATGGCGTTGTTCCTTTACTATTATGTTTCTTTAATAATTCATTTTCTTTTTTTAATCTTTTATAATTTGTTTTTAATTTATTAAATTGCACAAGAGTTTCTTCATAAAGTTGTTTGTAATTCATTAATATAATAAGAAATTAATTTCTTATTATATTATTTAATCAATTTTTATTATTATAAAGCCATAAGTATTTATATTATTATGAGTTATATAAAAACAACTGACGATTTCAAAACTTGGTATGAAAGTAAAAGCCCAACACTAAATACTAATATGAAAGAAATATACATAAATGATAATGATAAAAAACCAGAATGGGTTTTTTGGTTTTATTATTCACATGGCGGGATAACGGATCTTGAAATAGCACGTATTATGAATATTTATCCGGATGATAAGGATGATATAATAGATAAAATAATTAATGAGAGAGAAAGAAATATATATACTAGTTATTATGAAACATATATCTATATATATCTTGGTAAGGATATTCCTGATTTATCATTTAAGATACAAGGTTTCCACATCCAATTATTTTTAAATAAGAAAAAATACATAAAACCAATAATTAAAGGATATTGTCATTTTTTTGATATATTTAGTTATTGTTATATTGATCCATCGTATACAATTTACAAAGATAATATTATCGATTTATCTAAAAATAATATAAATACAATATATCATTATAAGAATAAAATAATACCATCTTTTAATCATTATGTAGTGAATAATTTTAAGAGGCGAATCATAAGGATTTAAATATATAATTATAATTATAGTTATTATTATAATTATGAGTGTTAACGTAATAAGAACTAATAAAAGTTTCGAAGAATGGTACAACAATATAAATAGCAAAACGAATGAAATAAGTATATGTGTAGATTACGACGAAAAAATAGAATGGGTTTTTTGGTTTTATAAGCCGGTTGGAGGATTATGTCCACCCATACATTTTTTGAATATTTACCCAAATGATAAAATGGAAATAATAAATAAAGTAATGGGTGAAGAAATAGAATCCCGCATATATAATTTGGATGGTGGAACATATGAGTGCTCAACTTATATATATGCCGGTAAAGAAATACCTGATTTATCATTTTTACCTGAAGGTTTTAGAATTGAAATGCTTATAGATAAGAAAAAATATATAAAACCGATTATTAAGGGTCATTGTTATTGTTTTAGTATATTTGATTTTGATTACAATAATGTATATGATGGTCATATTATTGATTTATCCAAATGTGATATTAATGGTGAATATTGTGATTTTTATGAACATACCGTATTACCACCTTTTAATTATTATGTAGTGAATAATTTTAAGAAGCGAAAAATAAGGCTATAATAAAAAAATTGAAAAATAAACTCTTTGAAATCGTCTCTTATTATATAGCTATTAGTCCATCAACTGCAATATCCTTTGCATTTGAGCCGGGGGTCGTGGGTTCGAGTCCCACTAAGGAGCAATCCTTATAGCTCAGTTGGTAGAGCACCGTATTACGATGGACAGCACCCAACGCATTGCATCTAACAGCAATTCAAATGATATTTTGAATCAATACAGATGCTAGCAATCAACGCATATCATCCAACAGCAAACCATTTTAACTTTGCCTTTTAAGCGAAAACAAATGGATGATAGCACTTGCGAAAGCAAATCACACCACGCATTTTTCCACTAACAGCAATTTCTCTTGCCTTTTAAGCCGGAGGTCGTGGGTTCGAGTCCCACCATCGCTTCTTTGCGATGTAGCTCAGTTGGTAGAGCAACGTACTAAAGTGGAACGCACCAAACGCATTGCATCTAACAGCAATTCAAATGATATTTTGAATCAATACAGATGCACGCACCTAATATTAATAACATCTAACAGCAATTCAAATGATATTTTGAATCAATACAGATGTTAGCATTTGCGAAAGCAAGCACACCACGCATTTCTACTAACAGCCATTTCTCTTGCCTTTTAAGCCGGAGATGCCGGTTCGAGTCCGGTCATCCGAGGGAAGGTCGCTCCCCCTTGGTGTAGTTCAATTTGGTAGAACAACGAACTAAAGTAGAAAGCACACAACGCATTTTTTCCACTAACAGCAATTTCTCTTGCCTTTTAAGCCGGAGGTCGTGGGTTCGAGTCCCACTAAGGAGCAATCCTTATAGCTCAGTTGGTAGAGCAACGTACTAAAGTGGAAAGCACCCAACGCATTCTTTTAATAATTATTTTATATATTATTTATAATGCATAAAATATTTATAATTATTGCAATATTACTTGTAATTCTATTGTTGTTTATTTATATTAAACAAAAAGAGCATTTTCAATTTAGTGCAACTCAATTTAGTGCAACTCAGTATCCAAAAGTAATATATTTTTGTAATAAAACATTAGATAAAATGGAACAATATGCGAATAATTGGAAAAAATTAAATCCAGATTATGAAATCAAATTATATGATAATAAGTTGTGTAGAGAATTTTTAGTTGAAAGCTATGGTGAATATTACGGAGAAATATTTGATTTCTTAAAAGATGGACCAATTAAAGCTGATTTTTGGAGAGCATGTATTCTATATAAAAATGGAGGAGTTTATAGTGATATTAATAATATGTGCGCGTCGTAATAGGCAAGTGCGCACTTGCCTATTAGCGAACATAACTGGTTGCGATAAATGAAAAGTGCGGTCCGCACTTTTCAATTACGACAACCACATATGCCACTAGTGCCATTGAAAGATTTCATTGAAAAAGATATTGAATTTGTTACATGTAGTGCATATATGAATGGTATGAAATTTAATCCAAATTTCATAATTGCAAAGAAGGAACACATAATACTTAAAAAATGTATCGATTGGTATATTGAAAAATATGAAAGAAAAGATAGATATGATTATTGGGATTATAGTATAATGAAAGCATTTACTGATGTTATAAAACTTAAAAAATATAATAATAAATTTGGTATATATTATTTAGAAGATAATCCAGATATGAA